CAAGCACGAGGAAATCCGCAACACATATCTGATGCAGGCCGAAGCAGCGCGGGCGGCAGTTGTTCAGGTTGCGGGTATCAAGTCGGCGCAGGAAATGGCACAACTTGCCCATTACGACCCGGCAGCGTGGGTGCAGGAAAACCAGCGTATCCAGCAAGTGAGCGGGATCGTCAGTCAGCTAGATCAGCAGATCGCAGCCGAACGCGAACGCAGCCAGAAAGAGGCAGCGGAGAACCGCCAGAAGTCCATGAAGGCGATGTACGACCGGGCCTGGTCGGAACTGTCGAAGGACAAGATTGACAAGGATGCGCTCAAGAAGATTTATGACGGTGTATCGGAGAGCTACGGATTCAAGCAAGAGGAATTGGCCGAGGTCTACGACCCGCGCCTAGTCCGCGTGTTCCGTGACGCTGCGGAGCTTAAAGCCATCAAGGCTAGGGCCGCGCAAGCGACGAAGAAGGCGACCGACGCACCACGCCTGCCGCAAAAGCAGGCGACTCCCCGCCAAGAACGCCAGACCAAGCAACTGAACGAACGCTTCCGCAGTGGACGGGCGAAGTTGACTGACCTGGCAGCTTATCTATCCTGATTTGAAAGGGGCTTTATATGGCTCTCCCTACCAATGTGTACACGCGGTACACCGCCGCTACCAACGTCCGCGAGGACTTGATCGAAAAGATCACCATGACGAACCCGGAGGATACGCCTGTCGTTTCCTCGTTCGGCACCGCCACGGCAGATCAGAACTACCACGAATGGCAGCGCGATTCCTTGCGCACGCCCAACAAGGACAACGCTGCCCTTGACGGCGACGACGCCACCGGTACCGCCAAGACGCCGCCTACCCGCGTTGCGAACTACTGCCAGATTTTCCAAGACACGATCGTTACCTCTGGTCGCGCCGAGGTAGTCAAAAAGGCTGGCATGAAGTCGGCAATGGCCTATCACAAGGCCAAGGCATTCAAGGAACTGCAGCGCGACATGGAGGCGGCTTTGCTGTCCAACAACCCTGCTGTCGCTGGCTCTGCTGGTGTTGCCCCGAAAACGGGCGGCCTGGGCGTGCTGATCTATACCAACGTGTCGCACGGCGGCGCTGGTGCAACGGCGGCTCACACCTCCGGCGCTCCGACGACTGCCGTCACCGCTGGCACGAACCGCACGTTCACGGAAACGATCTTCAAGGCGTCGCTGCAGGCTGCATATACCTCCACCGGTAAGGTTCCGATGGATGTGTATATGTCGCCTAGCCACAAGGAGACGTTTGCTACGTTCACCGGCATTGCCGCGAACCGCGTGAACATCGCCAAGGGCAAGCAGGGGACCATCGTCGGCGGTGCGGACATTTACATGTCCAACTACGGCGAACTGTCGATCCACCCGCACTACATCATGGCCGGTTCGTCCGATGTGTACGGCCTGAATGGCGAGTATGGCGACGTTGCGTATCTGCGCGGCTTCCGCACCAAGAAGCTCGGCCCAACGGGTGACAGCGAGAAAGAGCAAGTCTTGGCTGATGCAACGTTCCGCCTGACCAGCGAAACCGCGCAATTTAAGATTGCCAACCTGACCCCGTAAACGAGGGGTTTCCAACCAAGGGCCAGCCTAATCCGCTGGCCCTTTTTCATTGGGGCTTTGAAATGAATAGTGTGACTGACTCATTCACGATTGACGATGGATACAACAAGGTCGGGACGTTCCGAAAAATCCACGTTGAGGGCGGGACAGTCGTTGAAGAAAAGATTTACGACGCGCAGCCGCACCTTGAGTACGCGGCGCGTTTGCGGGAGGCGACAGAGGGCCAGCGATGGGGCGATGGAAAGATCGTCGGCCACATTCCGCCCGCTGAATATGCGCGCTTTCTTCTGATGAAAGACCCGCAAGAGAAGCAAAAGGCCATCCGCGCATGGCTCAAGGAAAACACGAAGTTCGTGACCTTTGATCGCTACCTGAAATGAACTACAGCAGCCTAAAGACGGACGTTGCGGGCTATCTGAACCGCACCGACCTAGCCGCATACCTGCCGAGCTTCATCGAGCGCGCAGAGGCGTTTCTGACGCGGGAGCTTTACCCGTCAGACACCGAGACGAGCGTAAGCGGTACGACTGTCGGCGGGCTGGTTACGCTTCCGTCCGACTTTGGCGAACTGCGCCGGTTGACCGTCACTGCGTATGGCGCAACGCGAACGCTTGACTATGGCACGCCGGACACGGACTACAGCGGCGGCACTCCACGCTCCTATGCGTTTGAGGGCGGCGCGATTCGCCTGTTCCCTGACGCTGGCGATGGATACGCCTATACGCTGCACTATCGCCCAAAGGTGCCCGCGCTCTCCGACGCTGCAACAACTAACTGGCTGACCGATACCGCGCCGGACCTGTACCTGTACGCGGCTGCGATGGAGGGCGCAAAGTACATCAAGAACGATGGTGAGATTGCGCGCCTTGCAGGAACCTTGCCCGCGCTGTTGGACTCCGTGCGCGGCTACATCAAACGGCGCGCAATGCCGACCCTCTCTGGGCTGCGTGTGCGTCCTAGCGGCGTTATTCGATGACTCCGCTACTTGGCTTTGCCCCGGACCTGGAAAGCCCGACGCCGGGCGTTCTGGTGGACTGTGAGCAGTTCATCCCGTATGAGTCTGGCATGGAGGCGGCACCTAGCGCGCAGTCTGTGACTGGCGTTAGTGCATTGGCGGGGGCATGTATTGGCGCTGCTGTGGTGACGAAGCTAGACGGCACGCGCAGGGTGTTTGCGGGCACGACGACGAATCTTTATGAGCTGGTATCGACTACGTGGACGGACAGGAGCGCGGCAGCATATGGCGGCGGCTCGGATACGCGCTGGAGCTTTGCGCAGTTCGGAGACGCAACGATAGCGGCGAACCGTTCAGACGCCTTGCAGCGTTCGACTAGCGGCGCATTTGCGGCTATTGCTGGCGCACCGAAGGCGGAGATTGTGTTTACGGTGGGCTCTTTTGTCATGGCTCTGAACACGAATGACGGCACAGAAAAGACAAACGGCTGGCACTGCAGTGCGAGCTTTGACGACACGAGTTGGACGCCTTCGGTTGCTACGCAGTGCGCCAGAGGCCAGCTAGTTGCCACGCCAGGAAAGATCACGGCGGGCGCTCGGCAAAGCGAATACGCGGTGGCCTTCAAGGCCAAATCGATGTACATCGGGCAGTATGTCGGCGCTCCTAGCGTATGGGATTGGGTGCCGGTGCCGGGTGATGTCGGCTGCGTCGGCAAGGAGGCTGTCGTAGACGTTGACGGCGCTCTGTTCTTTGTGGGCGAGGATCAATTTTGGCTGTTTGACGGTACGCGGCCTATCCCCGTTGGCGATCAGGTTCGGCAGTGGTTCACGAATAACGCGGACTCGGCCAACCTCTACAAAACGAAATGCGTCTATGAGAAGTCGCGCAATCGCGTGTGGGTGTTCTACCCATCGGCTGGCGCAACGTCCTGCGATTCGGCGCTTGTCTATCACCTGAAGACAAAGCAGTGGGGCCGGGCGAATCGAAGCATCCAGGCGGCGCTTAACTATGTGTCGTCGGGCTTGGTGATCGACAACCTGAACACGGTGGCTGCAACGATTGACGCGCTGCCAAATATCCCGTTCGATTCCCCGTTCTGGCTGTCTGGCGCTAGGTCAATGGCAGTTTTCAGCACGTCGAACCAGTTGCAGACGATGACGGGTGCGCCGGGTGCTAGTTCCTTCACCACGGGCGATGCTGGCGATGACGACATTGTTACGACGCTGCAGCAAGTGCGATTGCGCTTCGCCGCTGGCCGTGGTCCTACTTCGGCTAGTTGCACTGTGTACCGCAAGATGAATTCCGGCGATACGTTCGATGTCGGCAATACGTCCGCACTGAGCGAAGGCAAGTTTGATGCCTTGCAGTCGGCCCGCTGGCATCGGGCGGTTGTCCGCATGACGGGTAGCCCGAGGGTTACGGGCATTCGTCCGCAATTCGTCGGAGCGGGTGCGCGATGAAGGTCAACACGACGCCGCGCATTGTTGGCGATCCGGCGCTAGTCGCAGAGCTTCGCACGCATGCGCTGCAGATCAACGCCATATCTGAGGGACGGTTAGCCGGTTCCTACAACGCGCAGACGGCGGCACCTACTACCGGGACGTATGCGCAAGGCGATTTCATCCGCAACAGCGCACCGACAGAGCTTGGAAGCGCATCGAGCAAGTACGTGATTTTCGGATGGGTGTGCACGGTAGCGGGGACGCCGGGCACCTTCTTGCAGTGCAGATTTTTGACAGGAAATTGATATGGCAGACGCATGGACTCAACCGTACCAGCAGAACTACTTTCAGCAGGCGCAGACCGTTGGGCAGTCGGGATATACCCCATTCGGCCAATCGACGCAGGTTGACGCGAACCCGTGGCAGCAGCAGGCGTGGCAGAACACGTTTAACCGTGGCATGCAAGGCTCCCCGGAAGTTTCGGCGGCGCGCACGCAGATGACGGACACGATCAACGGCGGCGGCTTTCAGAGCAACCCGTATCTGTCCGGCTCTAATCCGTACCTGCAAAGCACGATTGATTCGACCCTTGGGGACATCACCAAGAACTACAACCAGACCGTTAAACCGGCCATGTCCACGGCGCAGGCCCGGTCGGGATCGTTCGGCAATAGCGGCTTGCAGGAAATCCAAGCGGGGCAAGAGCAGAGCCTAGCGCAGGAACTTGGCCGCGCATCGTCAAACCTGCGATTCGGCGACTACCAGCAGCGGGCGCAGATGTACGGGCAGGAGCGCGACCGGCAGATGCAGGCCACGAACAACGCGCCGAACTTTGCGAATGTCGATTACACCGATCTTCAAGCCATGCAACAGGCAGGTAACAGCCTGCAGAACCAGCAGCAGGCGCAGCGCACCGCTGATTATGGGCAGTACACGGACGCTAGAAACTGGCCTTTCCAGACACTGAGCGCATGGGGCGGTGCGATGGGTAACGGCGGCGGGTATGTGCCGCCAGCGGCCAAGGCGAACACTGGCGCGAACGTGGCGGGCGGCGCACTTGCGGGCGCGCAACTTGGCAGCAGCTTCAAAGACTCAAGCGGCGGTAACTATGCCGGATGGGGCGCATTGGCCGGGGGCCTGCTCGGCTTCCTTTAAGGATCAAACATGATGAACAACCCATATTCCGGTGGCTGGAGATTCGGCGACCGTCCGACCAGCGTCGAGGCTCTGTATCAGGGCAATAGCGGCATTAGCCCCGACTTTCTCAAGCAGGTAGCGGCGCTGCAAGACCCGTCTAAGCAGGGATTGCTTGACCAGGCGGTGACAGCGACCCCGCTGCAGGGATTGATTGACGCTCCCGGCTCTAACGGGTGGGGTGGCGACAGTCAGCAGGGGCCATCGCAAAGCGCATCCGATCGTAGCGGCTACAACACAAACTCTGCGCCGGTTTCTGGTGGGCTGTTATCTGCGGCACTCACACCGTTAGGTCTTGGCGCGATTGGCCCGCTTGCCGCGAACGCTATCAACTCCTTGACCCGCAACGGATTTGACCCAACGAAGGGCGCGATTACAGATCCGTCGCTTGCGTTTGGTTCTGCAGCTTGGGCTGACGCGGTAAACGCAAACGCAGCGGCAAGGGCTGCGCGTGAGGCGGGTGTTGGTGCGGTGTACGGTGGCCCTGGTGGCGGGTGGGGAAATGACAGTACTGGTGCAACCGGAAGCGCCGGTGATGCGTTTGGCGGCTATGGCGGCTTTGGCGCGGGTGACTACGGCGACGGCACCGACCGATAAGGGGACAACATGGGATTGCTGGACTTCAACATGCCCGACATGAATTCGCCCGAGGGGCAGGGCTTGCTTGCGACGGCGTTTAGCCTGATGCAAGCAAAGAAGATGCCTGGGCAGCGTGGCGCGTTCGCTGGCGCATTGGGCGAGGCTGGACAGGCGGGCATGCAGACGCTGAACAGCAGCCGGGATGCTTTGCAGCGGCGCAAGTATCTCGATGCGCAGATGGAAGCGCAGCAGATGCAGCTTGAGGCGCAGCGGCGCGCAGAACAGCAACGAGTCGCAGATGATGCGGCGGTGCGCGGATCAATTCAGAACGGCAACTTCGACCCTCGCGCATTCCTGCAAAACAACCCCGCCGCAAGCCTCGGCGGACTAGAGCAGGGGATGAAGTTCAATAGTGCGCTGAACCCCGCGCCGAAGTACACCGCTTACAAGCCGGGCGATGTGATATTCAAAGACGGCGATATGTCGAAGCCTGCGTTTGCCGTGCCCGACAAGCCGGAGGCGATGCCATCTGCTGTGCGTGAGTACCAATTTGCACAGTCTCAGGGCTATCAAGGCACATTTGATCAGTGGAACAAAGACACAAAGAAGGCTGGCGCAACTCAGATCGGTATGCCTAAGATCGACATAAAGATGGGTGACAGCGTTGCCGGGCAAGTTGGGCCAATGCTCAAGGACTCGCGCATTGCTGTAACCGGCGCTGTAAAGATGTATGACGCAGCCGACCGCATTGAGAAGGCGCTAGCAAGCAATCAAGTGAGCGCTGGTCCGTTGTCATCGCAGATTCAGACGGTCAAGCAGCTAATCCAGAAGATCGGAGGCGGTAACGATGAAAGCATCCGCCAGACGCAGCAGGTTATCCGGTCGCTGGCTCAAATGTCCGTCGAGGCGCGAAAACAGTTGCAGGGTCAGGGCCAAGTTACGGAGAGCGAAGGCAAGGCGGTCGCCAAGGCTGACGCGGGCGACATTGACAACATGACCGTTGGGGAGCTTAACGATTTGGTCACCCTGACAAAGCGCGCCGCGCACTTCACGGCGAAGGGGCATCAGGAAATGCTGGACACGATGAATGCCAATGATGGAACGCGGGGCGCTGCGCCTTTCTACCGCGTGCAGGGCATGGAAACGCTGCTCAAACATTCGCCGAAACTGCCGCAAATTGGCGGTGGCGGCGATGTTCGTTCACAGGCAGACGCAATCCTGAAGGGCAAATAATGGCAACCGCTGACGAGTACGCAGCCTGGATCGTTCAAAACGCCGACAAGAAGGGCACGCCGGAATTTGACACGGTGGCGCAGGCGTACCAGCTTGCTAAGTCTGAGGGTTCGACCAATGCAGCGCCGCTATCTCGCATGGAAAAGGTTAGCCAAGGTCTGCGCGACCCTATCGACGGCGGCGCTCAGTTGCTGACTAAGATGCTTCCGCAAGGCGTCGTCAATGCGGGAAACAAGCTGAACAACTGGCTAGCCGACAACACCGGCATGGTGGGACGACTGCCGGAAGGTGGCGTAGATCAGGCGGTGCGGGCGAATGAGGCCGACTATCAGGCGCGGCGCAAGGCTGGCGGCGAATCTGGCTTTGACGGATATCGACTGATCGGCAACGTCGCAAGCCCTGCTAACCTTGCGGTGGCTTCGCGTGTGCCGCAGATGGCAACGCTTGGCGGGCGTGTTGCGGCTGGTGCAGTGGCTGGTATGGGCAGCGCCGCGCTTAACCCTGTCACATCGGGCGACGACTTCGCGGCAGAGAAGGGTAAGCAACTAGCGGTTGGCGGCGTGTTTGGCGCGGCTACTCCAGCGGTTACGGGTGGCATCGCTCGAATGATAAGCCCGAATGCGTCCATCAATCCGCAGTTGCAGCTTCTGCGCAATGAAGGGGTGCGCCCTACGGTCGGGCAATCGCTCGGCGGGTGGGCTAACCGGGCAGAGGAAAAGCTGCAAAGCGTGCCGATTCTTGGCGATGCAATATCGGCTGCGCGGCAGCGGGCGGGCGTGGATTTGAGCCGTGCGGCGGCTAACCGTGCACTTGATCCAATCAACAAAAAGTTGCCTGACGGCATCGTTGGAAATGACGCTGTTCTGTACGTTCGTAAGGCCATGAATGACGCCTACGACGACGTGCTGCCAAAACTTAGCGTTCAGCAGGATACGACCTATCGTCAGGCAGTTGGTGGGCTTCGCCAGATGGTGAACCAGGGCGCTATTAGCCCCAATGCCAGAAGCGCATTCCAACGGTTCATGAAAAGCGAAGTCGACCCGTTGTTCCAGGGCCAAAAGGCCATGACCGGCGAGACATTCAAGCGGCTACAAGGCAAGATCACCGAGCAGATACAACGGTCGGCAGGATCAACCGACGCCGATCAGCGCCTGCTGTCTGATGCATATAAAGAGCTTGGGTCGCAGCTTAATGCGCTTTCCATCCGCACAAACCCAACGATTGCGCCGGAACTTAAGGCCATCAACACAGGGTACGCGAACTTCAAGCGGTTACAGCGGGCGGCTTCGTCGGTGGCTGCAGAGGATGGCGCGTTTACCCCGGCTATGTTGCATAACGCAGTCAAAGCCGCCGACCGGTCAAAGGATAAGGCGAGGTTTGCCGAAGGTGGCGCACTGATGCAAGACTTGAGCGCAGCCGGGAAAAACCTGCTGAATAACCGCGTTCCGAATAGCGGGACGGTTGACCGCCTGTTACTAGGTGGTGGCGCATTGGGGTCTGGACTTGTCAGCCCCTGGATTCCTGCCGGTCTGTTGGGTGGGGCGGCTATGTATTCCGCACCAGGGCAGGCGCTACTTCGTGGGGCGGTAAGTTCGCGCCCAGACCTTGCCCAACCTGCGGCCCAGGCTTTCCGGCAAGCTGCACCCGCGCTTATCCCTGGCGGCGCTCAACTTGGCCTTGGCCTTTTGCAGTAGCCATGCAAGCAAGGGCAGCGAGGCGGCTGTGACAGCGC